GACCATATTCTATCTGCTGTTTTGTCTTTTCGTGCCATAATTTCCTTAAGCTATAACCCAAGATTTAGGGACTGGTTTATGTTTATAGTATGTCCCCTCTTTATCCTTGTGTATGTTACTATCAGCATATGCATACTTACAGGCATAGGCTAACGCGTCAATAGTATCATCATGAGCCATTCGAGGACCAAATGTGGTTATCTCTCTATTTAAATCATAATGTTCTTTTTTTATATGTATCTGACCTACAGAGAACCTTTGAGCAAGTATAGATTGTATTCTGTCTCTCTTACTTTGTCTTGTCCCAGGCTTTTCCTCTCTATACTTAACGGTAAAATCATTTCTTCGTATCATTTCTGCTTGCAATGCTTGGAATACAGGTCTTGACATAGTAGTCTCTTCAATACAAAATAAACTTGGATGAGAAGATTCATTAATATCAAAGATATAGTCTACAATACCTTTAGTGTCAGACCCCTGAATCCCTAATACTGACAACCCTCTCTTGCGAACATAATCAATAACATATATCCTGTTAAATTCATCGACAGCAATAGTGATAAGAACTGAATAGTCACTGTCTCTTCTATTTATATCAGTAGCAGTATCAACTCCAGTGAATGTAGTAACAGGAAGTATCTCTCCCCCCTCCTTAATTATATAGCTAATCCCTTCATTATCATTATGAAAGAATGAACCTTCCCAGTATTTGATATGCTCTCTATTAAATACACTGTCAGCTTCAGACTGAACTTCCATCATATATTCTTGATAGAACTTATGAGGCGCTCCTGAATCTGCATAAAACTTTTTCTTTCGCTCCATTTCCTCTTTACCGAACCATGAGTCCCAAAGAATATTGCCTTTCTCGTCTATTGCCTTAAATAAGAGAACATCCCACGCAAAGTCATCCCCATCAACTCTTGCCTTATCAGAATTGGTGATGAGATTATTAATAAAACTATCAAAATGCACAGGTGTGCCATTAACACGAAGCCTGCCAGTATGAGGCTCAAGAGCAGGGAAGACCACTGCCGTAATAAGGTTGTTATTCTTTGCTCTTGCATCAGAGGTAATAGTATTATTTTCATCTTCAAAGTCATCCAGTACTACTAAGTCATATCGTTTATGGAGCTTAGCACCACCTCGAATACCTGAAATATTAGATTTAGAAATAAGTTTACAGCCATTTGCGAGTTCTATATCTGTCTCTGTCCATTTCTTGCCTTTCAGGTCTCCAAAGTAGTAGTTTATCTTTTCATTTATCTCAACATGAGACTTTATATAATCCATGTTTCCAGTAGCTAATTTTGCAGTGGCAGATATCCATCCATAAAAAAGAGGCTCATCAGTGTCAGAAAGCCCCCATTCCTTTGCACGAGTAGAGAAACAGAAGTCTCTAAGTATATCGGCCTTAGTTAAAACCGTCTTACCATGCCCTCTCGGCATGATTATACCTAACTGTCGAATATCTTTATCATTTATTTTATCGGCCACTGTATAGTGAAAGGGAGGCGTTTCTGACCTCATAAAATCATCAGGTAAAAACAACTTCCCAAACGCAATAAGGTCCTTATATGCAAGCCGAAGAGCCTCCTCTTCTTTGCCTACATTATGCATGTTAATATTTATATTCTTATTTACCATTTATTTAAAGGACAACTAGCTGCTTTGACTCTCACTTTTAATTTCATAAAACAGCCACACTGCTTACACCTATTCGCATTTGTAAGTTCGGGACATGTTTGGCAAATATCCCATCTAGTTTCAAACTCATCGCTAATTACCTTATCGCTTAGATACTTTGCGAACTCGTTTAGTCGGTTCATGAGACTCCCATACTGGGTGTTTCTTTTTTGAATAAGGTCATGTATGAGTAGCCTTATCTAGAGGCTTACTTATATCAATCGGTATTCTCAAAGACCCATCCTTGTTCTAATTTGGTCTAATTGCTTACGCATCATGTTCAATGCATCTGTATGCTCGTTCATAATTTGCCACAGATGACCAACTTTATCAGCCATGTCTTTAATTAAGGCAGGCTCTATTGTTTCTTTTTTTACCTGCGGCTTCGCTATAGGCTCCGCCTTCGGTGTGGGTGATTTAATTTCTGTCATTGTATAACTCCGATATGTCTATTTCTAACTCCTTCATCTCATCGATGGTAGGGGCATGTTCTGTTTCAGTGAATGCAGGTTCTGTCACCTGCTCAATTTCTTTAGCTTTTAAATGATTAGATACACCATACTGCATAAAGAGACCTCTATTATCTTCATAATACCGTAAAGCATCTGCAGTAGTGGTATCCATAGTTCCATGTACAGGAACTTGAGCTACTCCTATTATTGAAGCAATCTCATTAAAATTATTCTGTAATTGGGTTACATGTTCTGGGTTAGCCATATCAGCAGTACGCAACTGCTTCTCAAAAGATATAAGAAATGCTTTCTCATCATCAAGGGTATACTCACCAGGGCCCCCATATTGTATTTGTTGACCATCTAATCCATGGAATTTAGGCATGTTACTCCTTTAGTTTCGGATTTTCTGTGACAATTTCTGTCTGTTCAGGGAGGAATCCCTTAAATACTGCACCACCAATAGCAGTGATTTCTTTCTTATTCTCTTTCATTTCTAATACTTCAGATAGCTCTAATAGAGCCTTTAGCTTATCGCTGTCCTTATCACCTAGTGCAGCTATCTCTTTTATTCCTGATAATACAAACTCCTCATCAATCTGAAGTTTCTTTAATAGGGGCTTCAATTCTTCCTTCAATGCTGTCTTAATCCTTTCTGTCCGAACTAATATATTTGCTTGCATCTTAGCGTATGTCTTATCATCAGTTTCATAAGAACGCAAGTATGCGTCTACTTTATCCATCCCCATAGCTATAAACTGTGCAAACATTGCCTCTCTGGGAGTGATATTCTCTCTATCTTTTAATGTATCTACTGGAGAACGCTTACCAGAGACAGTATATATATTCTCTCTTCTGTCTGTATCTATAAGATAATCGTCTCTAACGATAAAAGTACCCGTGCAGGTACCTATATACTTTAATGACTTAATTATGTTCCGAGGTCTAGCTAGCTGGCCTGACCTTAGTATCTGTATCACGCCACCATCATCTGCTAGAATCCAATCTCCTATATCACCTAGTCTCCAGTCATGGAGATAAGTTATATCAGCAGGTACTTCATCTACAGAATCATATACCTTATGGGATATACCCTTTACAGTGTATTCTCTCATGCTTCGCCTACTTCTCCAGTTTGTAACATGTCGAGCAATTCTTCAGCTGAAAAATAACCCTCCTCATACTCTATCACAAAGTCTTCGTCTGTATATTCTTCTTCCTCAGTCATCTCTTCCTGAATATACTCAATCTCTTCAGTATCTTCATTATAAGCTATAGTCAGAGTATATATCTTCATTTACCCTCCCTATCTAAGGCAACTAAGGAGCCCTTAGGCTCCGTTGACTATTATTGTATTGAAAAATGCACAAACTATATACCACATAATTTACATACTTTATTATTAACATGCAAGTATTTCTAAATGCAATAAAAACAGGCACTTAGCTAAATTACCAACCAAAGTAATAAACTCGATTGCAATTCCAAACACCACTATTCCCTGCTAGTTGGTTTAACGATATCATCTGGAGTCTCCGATTCTTCCTTAGCTTTCGCTTCTCTAAGTTGTTGTTTTTCTTGAAGATAGACCTTAAACTCTTCCTTCTTATCCAAGAAATCTAATAGGTCACTCACTACTTCCGATATCATCGTTATTTGGTGCATCTGCTGGTTCATCATCATATGCAAGCCATTTATCGCTTGGAAGTGGTCTTTGTTCGTTGGGTTCTTTCTCTTCATGCTTAACTCCTATATGTGTGTGTATAACGCTGCAATATCTAGGGCAGCTATAGTATTTAGGTTGTCTTTCTTCCATATTATTTAACAATCCAAATAACAAGCCCATCAATAGGCCCAAAATTAAGTCATCTGTATTCATTTTTCCAACTACTTCTAGTAAACACCCATACTCCGATGTTTAACGCTCCTATACTAAATAGAAAGATACTACCTTCTGCTGTATAGTAATATATGTACAAGAGCCCCACTAATAAATTAAAATATCTAATTAAATGGTAGAGCTCACCTCTCCCTGGCATAGAGTTCCTCCCTTAACTTATTTATCAGGTCAAATGCAACCTTCACTTTCTCTTTGAGTACTTCCACATCAGATTGAATCCTAGTAACAGTAATCACAGCCATAACAAATGCGGCTAGTTGAGTCCAATATTGTTCTATAAACGACATATTTGTCCCCCTTTCTTACCAGTAAATATATAGGGATTCCGTTAACTTTCAAAATGAGTGACACAGGACACAAAAGGTAAGGGGTACAGAGGGTATTAGCCAAACCAAAGTTCTGAAAAATTGGGGGATTTTAGTGCTTGACCTAATTCAGACGGTTACCTACCCGAAATCCTTTTTTTCCAATATGGTATTGGTTAAAATTGGTTTCAAATTAACTTTTATTTATTCTTATAGAAAGGGAATGAACATGGCTGACAAAGCAAAGAAAACTTTTATAGCATCTGAGTGGGGTATTGCAAACCTCAAGGAATCCAAGGCAACATCTCAATGGACTGACCCAGTCACAGGCATCAAGGATGTCATATTCTATATGGTTGACAATGGCCTATCCAAGAACTTTGATACTCCTGATGGAAACCTTGGTGTAGTTATCAAAGGTCGCAAACCTGATATGGTTGAGCCTGATACCAAGATGGTTGTCATACCAAATGGCAGAGCAGTTATCGCTACTTGCCCACCTCAAATGATGGTTCATCTTGAAACCTTGGCTCTTATGTCTCTTGAAGACTTCCAGAAGTTATCTGCAAAGGTATCTACTGCCCTTACTGAGGGAGTTGGTGCCACTGCATAGGCTCTCTTGAGTCTTATTTACCCTCTCACAGGCATCTTCGGGTGCTTGTGGGGGGTTTCTTTGTAAATTGTAATAAACAGCACTAAAACTATTAAATTTAGATTTGCAAGCCCTATGGGGTTACATCTGTCGCAAACAGGTGGTCAGTTCAGGTAATACCTGATGATAACAAAAAGGATAGTCATACTATCAAAGCGATGCAAGGAGATTCGCATAGTGAGGTGACGCACCCCAAGTCCTCACATTTCTTTTACTAACAGCACTTAAACTTGGAAAGGGTTTACAATGGCTAGTAATTATGATAAACTTGAAAGATTAGTTAAGACTGACAACCTCAAGGCACTTGATAAAGACCAAGTACTTATGGCTGTTGGTAGAGCAATACAAAACTTTGAACATAAGGTATCTTGTCAGCAAGATGATATTCTAATGAAACCTGACCTAACTATTCTTGACAGAGCTAAACAGAATATTATTTTAGAGGAAGAGATAAGTTTAACTCAAGAGTTTATACAAGACCTGTTATCAAGCCTTGATTACTTTAAAGCCTCATATCCTCATCCTTGTGTTATCTATCCAATGGAGGAAAACTAACATGGTAAGAGTATTCGCAGTTATATATGTGGCTTGTATTACATTCCAGTGCTTCATGCACTACAATATGGTAGGCTATCACGGTAGTATTATATTCTGGTGGCTATTAAACTTTGGTATAGCATCTCTTATCTGGGATGGGTACAAAGTAAAGAAATAAATCTATAAATGATAGTTGGTCAATCTACTTCACCACGGTCTGAGAGCGTGAAGACTGTCATCGCATAGGGGGAGATTAAGGAGTTAGTCTTCCCCGAACTATTAAAGAAAGGAAAGAACATGCAACCTAAGGGAACTATAATCAAAAAAGTCTCACATACTGTTATGTCTGACCGTAAATGCAGAGACTGTAAAGGACCTCTTAAACAGAACCTTATCAGTAAAAAACCTAATGCTGACCGATGTTATAAATGTCATAAACTATACCATGACAGACCTAATGCAGTATCAGCATAATTATTCTGACGCGAGAGGTGGTTTATCCCACCGATAATTGGAGTGTAACGGGGGGCATAGCCATTAAGTTGGCAGGTCCTGATATTCGGTTCATAGAGGTGAAAGTCCTCTCTCGCTACCTATTAAGAGTCAATAACTGGTCCTATAAGTCCTGAAGCTGAGCGGTGAAAGCCCGAGGAAATACAAGATAGTCTGTAGAACATAGTGCACTTGTAAAGGCAAAGGAATATGTTATATTAAACAGGTAAAGCTGATGGCTCTTATATATTTAAATCCAGTACCTGTCTGTGCCACACTAACACCCTTATAGTGGCAATCTTTCCAAGCAGACAAACCTTATATTTGATTGGTAGTAAGGAGCTGGATTACTATTGAGAGTGAAATATCCGTATAAATATAGGTCGGGTGTCCATTAATGGTCTAGCCTACTCTCATAATCTTGTCTGGTATGCGCAAGGCGAACGATACAACGCATGCGGTCGTTGAGGAGGAAGAAGCCTCTATATCAAACGCAAGGCATACCACCTATTAAAAGAGAGAGTTACGGCTAAAACCGCCATTCGTTAATACATTGCTTCTAGGAGTCAAGTAAGCGTGGTCTCTCTCTTATAATTGTAATAAAGTATGTAACTATAGCAATGGCAGTCCTGAGAAGTTACACTAAGTTTATTCCAGGGACTCATGTAATAAGACCTTAAAGGCACAGCTGTAGAACCCAGAGAGGAATTTGCCACTGGATAAGGTTATGAGCACTACCATTGAATGATGAAAAAGCTTTATTACAATATTTTGGTACCAAGGGCTGTAGAACGCACATGGATTTGATTCCATTAAAGACCTGTTGATTGTTGCGTACAGGGATAGCCCTTAAATTTCCCTAACAAACAAGATGGTGAGGACTCCTCCTTGTGACCTTGCCATCTTGCTCTTCTAATTAAAGAAAGGCATGTGAAATGAAATATCATATTAAAAGAAAGAAAAGGATTGTGCCAAAATGGAAGGGAATGAGAGAAATTACACTCCCAACATTATCTTATTGCAATAGAGCTAAAGCTAATTTTACAGAAGATGCTCATCAAAGAATAGATGGTCGATATGTATTAACAATGTCTTCAATATGTAAAACTTGTAAAAATCAACTTATCAAGGAATTACTTAATCTAAAATATTATTAAAGGGTAAATGAATGAACACTAATATAATCACCAAAGAATTAACTCTAAATACTCCTTCTGAAGGTGTAACTGATGAAGAATGGCCAGATTTAAGGCTACAATTACATCTTGGTATGAAAAGACATAAGAAAGCAATAGGCTTTGCCTCAGTGCAATTCGGTGAACTTAAAAGAGCCTTTGTAATTGCTAAGGGTGAGGTGCTTATCTTCTTTAAAAACCCTCGCTATATAAAGACTTCAGGTGATAGTTATCTCCATCCTGAAGGATGTATGTCTATACCTAAAAAAGCTTTTAAAGTGCAAAGATACCCCAAAGTGCAGATACATGATGATATCAATGGTACTCAAACATTTGAGGGATTCTTAGCAGCAGTAATACAACATGAAATGGACCACTTGGAAGGTCAAACAATCAAAGAGTTAGGAGTAACAAATGGATAGATGCAGTTATTGTAATGGAAATGAATGGATAAATGATGGAGCTGAATTAACACCTGTTTTTTATAAAGGTGGCCATAGTGGGCCTGTTCATCTTAAATGCCATAATTATATTGAAGAAAATCCAGATAATGATAATGTTAGAGTATGGATGATGATGCAATATCTTGATAAAATTGATTTTGTAAAGACTGTAGAACACACAAGAGAATCTGCACAATTATTACTTATGGAATCAAAAGGTATTACAGAAAAGATGGTTAATAATTTTAAAAAAGCATTTGCAGAATTTGGAGTAGACAATGGCTGAAACAATACAACTTAAAGATTTAATGCAGTTTTCTCATCATCTATCTAAAGGTATGATGCCTCATGAAGCTGTAGAAATAATGATTAAACATAACCAAGAGCTTAATGATACTCTTAAATATTTAACAGCTATGGTAAATGCTATTAAAGTTTATCAATCTGAAACAGGAGAGCTTGAAGATGAGTGATGAACTAGTTAAATTTAAACCTGATGAAATACTTTATAATACTGCTATGGGAATGCTAGGGATAGTAAGTGAGCAAGGCTGGCATGGTGCTGATAGATATTGGAATAATCCTTTCAGCTTAATAATGGGTATATATACTCAACTTACAATCTTAAAGAGTCCTCTTGGAAAGCAATTATTATCTTTTATGCGGCAAGGTAGCTTTATAGATATGGAGATAACTAAATGAGTGATATAGCTAGGTTTAAAAAGTATGTAAACATTCATAGAACTGATGAAAGAAATCGATATGGTAGTATACACTTCACTTTAGAACATGAATTAAAAGAATCTGAAGCATTAGAATTGCAGGAAGAATTAGGGTGGCATCCATCAGGATATGGATTCTATTCTTTTGAAGTAAATAAAGGGCTGACTACTTGGAATTGTTCAGCCTCATGTGATTAATCAATAACAAGGAAAGGGTAAACAATGGAAAGCTTGTTTATTAAAGAACAAACATGGGAAGCATATGCAGAAATAATAGCATGTGAAGATATGGAAGGAACTGAAATGCATGTAGATGAAAGTTTACTTGAGGATATATCAGTTAATCTAAATGAAATTAAACTAAAACACACAATAGCGTAAGGAGAGTAAAATGGCAAAAATAAGTGTACAACAAAGAAAATACTTTGTAGAGAGAATAGAAACATCTATTAATGAGAAGATAAATGAGCTTAAACAAGCTAATGCAGCTCAAGTACAAGCCTTATCAGATGAAGCTTATGAAGAATATCTAAAACTATTAAAAGTAAATAAAGATATGGCTAAGTTTGAAATACTTGACAGAGAATGGCGAGAATTGGCAAGTAAACTGTCTACAGTATATGCAGATGTTAGACAAAGCTTAGGCTTTAATAGTTATGAGGCTAATGTACCATCAGTTTATAGTAGCTCTAATTATAGTGATATGAGAAATGGCTATAGATGGTTATGTGGCAGGACAGCAGCAAAGAACCAGCATGAAACACCAGAAGGTAAAGTTATTAAAGCACTTGAAGATAAGAAAAGAGCTGCAATCGATGAATTGCATGGTGTAAATGAGTTAGAAGGTTTAAAGTCTACTGTAAATGCTATACTTAAAGGTGCTG